ATTTAACATAATACATTTTATGCGACTAAGCAATTGTTTGTTATCAAGCACTTAGCAGATCGCCCTATCCGCTGACCGCCCAAACCACAACATATAGTATTTCAAAACCAAACGCCGGGGGTGGTGTTCTCGCGCGTAGCTCGGTCTCGATCAGGATGTGATATACACACACATTCCCCCAATCATCTGCTCATCAACGATCTCTTTGTTGCACCACCTTTGCTGCTTCTATCCTTGGCAAACCCTGTTGCCTCTGGCTCTCCCTTGAACCGTGGAAACCTTTTGCCTGTGTCCTCTTCGTAACGCCTAGCTATTCCTGCTGCTGTCTCTTCATCAAGCACCATGTGTTCACCGTCTTGATTGAACCACACTGACGGTACTGCCCACCATTGATTGTCTGGTGATGGCGTTGTGACTAGCCGCTCTGTCATTTGCCTTCCGTCTTCCAGCTGCACTGGCTTGTGCTTAGCTGGGTCAAACGGTACTGGCCCATTCCACTCTGCCATCAGTGCTTAACGATCTCCTGCTGCTGCGTGCTGACTGTCACGCTGTCCTCGTCGTGTGCGCTGACAGCTACATCACCGCCTGCCCATGATATTGTGATGGCCTGTTGCTGTGGTGCTTCCTCTTTCTTATCCCGGATACCCCAAGGCTGGTTTCTTCCTAGCGTCCACTTGAGCGTGTCTATCTCCAGCCTGCGGCGTTGCACTTCAGCATTGGCTAACCTGTTGTCATCGAACTCTGGCAGTGGCGAGAGTGCTAGCTGATTGATATGATCTGTGTAGTATTCGGCCTGCATTACTCTGCCTTGCCGGTACATTTCCCACAATTCCTCGTCGCGCACTGCTGCCTTTGTGATTGCTCTGTAAGTTGGCATATCTGGATCTTTGACGATCTGCACGAGTGTTTCGCCTTGCGCTAATCTGTCCATGATCTTTTGCATGACTGCTTTTGTGACGCGTTTCATTGTTCTTTCCAAAAAAAAGCCCCGCTACTGAGAGCGAGGCAAGTTCTCCTGCTTGGGAGGAAGGAGGTTCATCCATAAGGTAGAATAACCGGCCCAAAGTTCTGCCGATTATATCCAAGTGTTAGCTTATTTCGGTACGCTGAGCAAGGAAAAATAACTTTTTTGTTCTTGCTGCTTGCAATGTAACAGTATCTGTCATACCTACGTGTCAGCTACAATGAGGAGAAAAGCTATGAACAATCTTAATAAACTGCGCGCTCTAATGCGCGACATGGAAGACAGCTTGGGCATCATCGGTGACATCATCGGTGCCCTCTCACTCTTCGGCCTGCTATTCGTCGGCCTGTTCTTCGCCGGTATACTTTAACCGCAACCCGCCCTCACAGCCACAGAGAAGCCCCCTGAGTGGGGCTTTTCTTTTTTTATAGACCTACCTAGCCAAACCACACCTTACCATGCCCTGTTCAGCCGCATATCAAATCCTATCCACATTGTTGCCCAGTACACGCGCTCGCTTGGGATCGATAATCCAAGTCAGTCTAATCAATGCAGCAGCATAATCTGCTTTGACAGTATGCCGAGAGCATCCCAGCATCTTAGATAGCTTTGTCCACTTTGGCCCTCTGCCGCTACCGACTGCACTATGCGCCACAGCCCAGACAATCTGCCTGTCCTCTGTCGGCATCCGCAATCCCAGATCCATTGCAAGATCCAGCCGATCTATCTCAGCAGCACTTGGCGCTACTCTGACCGGGCCAGCCTCTGTCCATCCATACGCATTCCAGCTTTGCACGTAGTCAGGCCAAGAAGACATCTTCTGCTTACGAAAGGCTGAAGGCAAGCTGCGCTCAGTCTCGGCAGCTTCCATGAACAAGTCATCAAAATCTGTGACCGTCCACCTGTGAAGATCCTCAAGCTTGGTTATCTTCATTAAACCTCTCCTCAATGATGTGACAGAACTGCGCCTGATCAAGCGGCTCCATTGCAGACAGGGAAGTTACAATCTCAATGTATCTATCGTGGCTCATCTTAAACCTGAGCTTGCGCAGGATCTTGCTCAGCCTGTGCCCCAGCGGATCGGCAATGCTGGCCGCCTTGCCTGCCTTGTAGGCCGGTGACATTTTCGCAAGCGTCGACAGTAATACACTGTCTGCGCTTACACTGTAATCACTTACAGTGTTATTTATATTAGAGTAATCTTCCGTGTAATCACAGTAATCACTATGCTTAGCACTGTATGTATTAGCACTGTAATCACTGTTATCTCGGCCTAGCGGCCTCGCGTTAGCGTATCGACGTATTGGCATTTGTCAATCCCCTTTTTTTATGCGCGACATCGCGTCGATTTCTTTGCCTATAACCTCTGCAATCTGCGCATCGCTGATGTTATCCTGCGCCAAATCTGCATAGAGATATGCGTAGTTCACCAAGTCTACGACATTGTCTTCATCATGCTTTCCGTAGATCTCTCTGGCTATCTTCATGTCAGCCAGCATAAGGCATGTCTGCTCAGCGCTAATAGGTACGCCAGCGATTTGGCTCCACCTTTGGGCTAGCGCTTTGTAAAGCCTGATCGCGGGCCCGCGCAACTGCGCCCGGCTCTCCAATATCTGCGCGCTTCTTTTCTTTAATTCTTCGATGTAAGTCACAAACAGTCTCCCAACATTTTTGGTTACTGGCGCAGATCAACTCGCCGCTAAGCAAGATGACCCAGCCATCTAGGTTTAAGTCATGCAAGAACCCGCAGCCCTTGCACGTTACGGGCCTACTCTTCTTCCGACCCATAGTCAGGCACCCAGCCGTAGCTGTCGCAGTCTTCGCAGGTTGCAATGCATTCATCCAAGAAGCCACCGTTCACGTAATCAACAACCGCCTTCTCGGCTGTCACTTCACCATTGCCGTGACACGTACTGCACTTCTTCGCAGGCTCTTCCCACTTCTGGCCGTGTGCATAGAAAGTAAACACAGCCGTATCGCCTTTGATGTACAAGCTTCTGATGTCGCTCATTTGAACGCCCGCCATAGAATGCAAGACTTACCCCACTGGCTCTTGCCGCGCATGGTGCTGTCATAGATCTTACCGGCATTGCGTAGCTCAGAGATCCGGGGCTGGATGCTACCGTATGGCCGGTTTAACTTCGCAGCAATCTCTTCACTGCTCAGCGGCAGCAAAGAAGACTTCAGCAATTCATGCACCTGATCACGCAGCGTGACCTTGCGCCCTGCGCCCGACACTGCAGCAGCCTTGCTGGTGTCTGTGCCCTGATAACCTGTGCCTTGTTCTGTGTATGGCATTTCATTTCTCCTCTTTGGTTTCAATCCATCCGAGCCATTCTAGGATAGCCTCGTATGTTTCCATCGGCAGCACAACCAACGTGCGCTCCCGGTCTTTGCGAACAAACAGCATGTCGCTGTCGTCCTGATCAAGCGCATCATACAGATCTTGATACGCTCTTGCTCTGCGCTTGCACTCAGCAGTCAAAGCCAATTGCGGCCCCAGCTTTATGTCACTCGCATAGTTTCCCTTCATTGCACCAGACAGCGGTATGCGCTCTGCTTCCACGCCCTTGTTACGATGCCAGTTTACTATCTCGCGCTCGTATGCAGCGCCCTTATCCCGGCTAGCCTTACCCCCCATTTACTGGCCTCGCTTTCGGTCTGATCGTCCAGCGCGGAGCTAAGCTTTGCTCTTGCGTGTAATCAGTTCTATGCCCCTGCGCATCAACGCCAACGCACTGCTCAGCAAAGTCATGCAGCTTGTGCTGTCTGGCAAATGCTTGGCAATCATCCCAGCTTTCAAACGGCATGAACGCTATGAATAAATAGCTCATGTTGCTCATGTCAGATCCCTATAAAAATCATTAGGCTTTACCTGCCCCAAGCTAGCAAGCTCTATCAGCCGCATGAACTTAGGCGCTGGCATCATCCGATCCTTGTGATCGGCAGGCAGGCACCAACGCCTTGCTACGGTTGCATGTGATGCACCCACCTTCTGCGCAAGCTTGGCATAAGAATACCCCTGCGCCTGTCTCCATTGTTCTAGTGTCATAATCGCCCCTTGCTTTGTTTCTTCGTATCATATACATTTGACAGTATCAGTCAATACGGGGAGATTTGATATGGGGCTGAAAGGTTCAACAGCTTTTGCTGATCGCTTTAATTATCGATGGCATAGCAACCCAAGTACCCCAGATGCTTGGACTTTTTTTGATAAGGCCGTGCAAAGGGTGCAACGAGATGAAGCGTTTAAGATACTACGGGGCGAAACAGAAGGTGACACTTCTTGGGCCGAAAAGATCTTGGATCAAGGTGCGTACTATAAGGATGCGATGGGCTCAACGCAGTTCACTGACAATCCAAACATGGTTAGCGGAAGGGCAGTGCAGCAATATGCTGATCGGCTACTCGTCGATGAAGTATCACCTTCTGATGCATACGCAGACGCAATCAATTTGCTGCATGGCTTTCGGGGCGGTGACTGGCGCGACACTGAGAAAGATGCGCGCATCATTGAGAACCGAGAGAGACTTTACTACGATGCTGAAGGCAAGCGTAGCAAAGAACCAACTCATAATGAGTTCGGGCTTGTCTGCGAAAACGCAGCGGCAGGCATACGCGAGGCGATGCAAGGTGCGAACAGGATCACGGGTGAAATAGAATTGTTTGGCCCGCTGCCTGGTTGTGAGTTGCCATACTTTGGCAAGCCAGATTACGGTGATGGCCGGTGCGAGTTAAAGACGCAATGGGATCAGGCTGCAGATACAGACAGCCCGCGTGCGAACTCACTACCAAAAAAAATCAAAGCACCGCATATGATGCAGATCGCAGGCTATTGGTATTTGTCTGGAATTGTGACGCGCATCGTCTATGCTAACAGGCTCGGATATGTAGTGCATGAGCCCACAGAGGAAGAGCTAGACCGTGCGCTCGGTGACATTGCGTCAGCCTGCAAACGCCGGGAAAAACTTATGAAGGTTGCAGATGATGTACAAGATCTGCTGCGCCTGACCGATCCGCATTTTGCTGACAGCTTTGTCTGGCGAGATGTTCACCCAGAAGTATTAATGCAAGCCAAGAAAATGTTTGGAGTAATTTGATGGCAGATCTTTTAAACGCAATGAACGAGGTCAATGACCTCAACCGCACGCACGGTGTAACGCAGCGTGGCGGTAAGAAATACACAGAGGTCTTTGTGCGCGTCGAAGCTTTTCGTAAAGCTTTCGGCCTAGACTTTGGCATCAACACAGAAATACTTGTGGATGATGGGCAGCGCGTAGTGGTAAAAGCTACAGTAACAAATGCACAGGGCACGATCATTGGCTCTGGCATGGCTGAAGAAGTACGCGGGCAGGGCAATGTAAACAAAACATCTGCATTGGAAAACGGGGAAACATCTGCGATAGGCCGAGCGCTTGCCAGCCTTGGCCTGCATGGCGGCAGCTACGCCTCATTGAATGAGATAGATGCAGTGCAAAGAAAGACGCAGGCAATGGCACAGCAGCCAGCACCGGCAGCACAGCCTGCAACACCTAAGTCAGATAAAGAACAAGCAATCGCTTGGTGCAAAGATCTTGTTGCGAAATACAACGCAGCAAATAGCAGGCGGGAGCTAAGCGAGATTGACCGCAACACACCAGACGCAGCGCTGGAAGCATTGAAGAATGATTATCCAGATCTGCACCAACTGCTCATAGAGCGCTTCACTCAAAAGGAGAATAACCTTGTCAACTAAACCAGAACTCGGCGTCAAAAGCTTTAACATCGATGGCTTTATGCACAACGGCGCACCCGTAGATATGCGCGCATCAGCATGGCTGAACGTACCAAAGGGAATGGATCAAGATCCTGCGGCATCACAAGCACTAAACCAAGTGCGCCAGCTTATGATGGATCACGGCATCTCTGTGCGCATCCAACTGCAGCATCGTGCTGGAGAAGATCCCAAGACTTGGCCTCGCATTGCGAGCTTCCCGCTATTCCCGAACAGGCCGCAACAGCAGCAGGGGTTTCAGCAGCAAGGGTATCAAGCTCCAGCACCTTCTTATCAACAAGCGCCTGCGTCAGCGCAAGTGCTAAATGATGAGATCCCGTTCTAATGACGGCACTGGAAAGAATGAAATTGGACGCGAGGCTTTGCAATCAAGCCTTGCGTAAACTGTCAGGTGAACATATCGAAAACTTGAAAGCAGAAATTGCTGGGAAAAAGCCGGGGCCAAAGAGCGGCGTTGGATGGCGCAACTCACCGCTTACGCAAAAAGAAATAGAGGACATCTATTACTTCATTGATAAGGGATGGGATCGTCAATCAATTTCGCAGTTTGTTGGCGTGAGTTTAAGCAGCGTAGATAAATACAAATACGCTAAGGCCTAAGATCCTGATCCACCTGTCGCTGCTTGTTCTTTGACAGGCCGGTGTCCATCTTATCTAAGCGTTGCAGCATTGCGTTGTAACGCTTTTTCAGTTCTGGATCTATCGGCCCAGAGAGATAGTCTTTTATCTCAGCAGTGTAATTATTGATGCGCCGCTTCATGGCACCACCAGCTTCTTCATTGGTAAGACGATCACTCATTATGCTGCCGCGAAGTGATGTGATCTCTTTGTTCAGCACAGCGGCGCGCTGCTTTAACCTAGCCTTTGGCGTGACATTACCTTTGGGCATGTTACTTGCCCTTCCCGTAGCTGTTCATCATAGACTTTTTCTTCTTAGGCTTGCTTCCGTACATTACCTGTCTCCGATGCTTTCTTGCTTAACTTAGGCCCGCCTACTTTCTGCATCGTGCCATACACATAGGCATCACGGCGCTTGCCGGTTAGCCCCATCTTCTTAGCCCTGTTCATCAGGCTGCGCTCTAACTTTTCTGGCATGTTAATTCTCCACTAATATACCTTCAACGAAAATAGATACCTCGTTTGTTGATGCACTGCTCTTCGCCTCAAATTGAAAGTCAGTCTTCTCCGCAATGCGAAACGGCACTTGCCGATCATAACTTACTTGGCTTGTTTGGAACGTAGCCTCTGCGACACGCAATGTGCGGCCAGCACTATTCGTAACCACATTCCTGATTGTCAGATACTTACTGCCGTTTGTAGTTCCAGAGTTTGCATCAATGCGAAACAGGTACAGCGAGAACCCAGCCGGCACTGTGTACAGACAAGCCTGCGTAATGCCCAGCGTAGCCCCTATGAAGCCATACGTTGTGCCACCGTTGCTGATCGTGATGTCACCTACGTTGCTGCCCGTTAGAATAACAGCGCTGTTGATGCGGTAAAAAGATTTGGCTGTGGTCACACTGCCGGTGCCGTTCAGTGTTAATACGTCGAAGATACTAGCGTAGTCAGCGTCAAGCCCAGTCACCATGACCTGCATGGTATCAGATGCACTGCTGGATACCAGATCCATAGTCACAGCAGAGCCGGGATAAGCATAAGTACCGCCATCATTCCACACAGTTTCAAAGCCGGTGCCAACATCCCGGTTAAATCCAAAGATGTTTACAGCACCCGTGCCCGGTACACCCCTGTGTACTAGCTCAAGCAAAGCGTGTGGCGAAGAAAGCTTTTCGTTGACGTATCCCATTAGGCGCGTTCTTTCTTCCGCTTGTTAATCATTGAGATCCGCTTGCCCTTGCGCACAGCCTCAGACTTTGATGATGCGCCCCAGTCACGCAAGGCCTCAAGCAATGGCGTTGCCTTGCCATCTCTTTTTTCTGGCCCAGCCATCTTGCCCATGCGCTGCAGGAAAGCAGCCCGCCTTGGGCTGTTGCCTGTTCTTTCTGGAGCCGCACCCATGTTACGCGCTCATCATTGATTTGCGCTTAGGCTTCTTAGCAGTCTTTGCTGATTGCGCGAATGCTTCTTCCGTAGGCGCGCCTGCAGATCCGGGCGTGCGCATCTTCTCTGGCGTTTTGCCAGCAGCTTTCTGCGCTTCTATGCGCTTACGCTTCTTATGAATGTTTGCATATAATCCTTCAGCCATTGTACCAATCCTCTACAGAAAATCCGGGGCAAGCTTTGCTTGCGTAGTCGTTGTGACCAGTAACTTTAACGATACTGGGAAACTGCTTCTTATATTGTTCAATAAGATTGCGCAAAGCATCTTCCTGCTCTGACGTAAAGTTATCTGAGAAAGCATCGTCAGCACAGCAACCACGGCCACCGACCAAGCTCACCCCTATGGTGTGCTTGTTCATCTTAGCGACATGCGCTCCAGACTTCTTTACTGGCCTTCCATAGCCTACCGAGCCATCGCGGTGGACAAGCGCGTGATAGCCTATATCGCGCCACCCGCGTTCTTCAACGTGCCAGCGGCGTATCTCCTTAACGACATCTTCCACCGGGCGATCCGCAAACCACTTGGAATTGGTGGCGGTGCAATGCACGACGATTTCATCTATCTCTCTCATTTCGTTAGCCCTTTTTGCTTTTCATATGTTCTCAAGCCACCAATCCCCAGCATACCGCCAAGAACAGTAAGCAGCGTTCCCATGTCAAACTCTGGAAGCGGCGGGATTTGTGTACCCGTCAAAGCTACAACAAAAAGGGCAACAGGCTGACCAATAAAATGCCAACCAAAAGCAAGCCCACAGATCCAGCCAATGAAAGGACGCCAGCCACCTTTAAAAACACTTCCACTTGCAGCTTCTGCTGCGTTGACTTGTATCTGAGCGAGGGCCAAGTCTTGCGCGTGACGCTGTGACATGGTGGCAATCTCGTGCGCGAGCTTTGCTTTCTCATCAGCATCAGGAATGAACTTGTCTAAGAGACCAGTGACCGGCGCTATCAGCTTATCAATCATTTCTTGCCCCCGTTTACATACAGCCCAAACCAAGCAGCACCAGCGCCTACAATCACGCTGACAAAACCTGCCTGCGCATTTGTCGGATCTGCAAGATCATACATAAACCAGCTACATGTGCGCCAGAAGACAACCATGTAGCAGAGTATCAACAGGCGCGGAACAATGCGCCATGCGTCCAGCTTATCAGGTGTCATTGGTTTCTGTAGTCTGGATCGCCAATGCGTAGCGATGCAGTGCCGCTGGTGTAGTTGCCTGTCTTGATGCCAGCCCGGTAGAAATATGGCTCTGGATCAAAGCCATAGGTTTCTATGATCGAGGTGAAGTCATCAACGTCACGCCATGTTGTGCCATCCAATGAACGCTGCACCGTTACGGTTCCAGAGAACGTGTTGGAGATTGACAGATTAAAATAATCCTTAACGCGCAACGCGTCTGTGAAGGTATTCTCAGCAGAGACATCCTTAGTTACTTCTGGCATTAGCTCGTCCTTTCCTAGCTAAACTTCTATGTTTATCTTTGTGCCTTGTGGCCGATCCGCATTTGTCTTGCGGCCAAACCTATCATACGTTTCCTGCAAATCAAATCTTTGCTTTGCCAACGCTTCGAGATGGCTGTGGTTTGCTCTGTGCGCTTTCTCTACACGCTGCTCTGTTAGATGCGCCTCTATGCGCTCACGCGACTGCGTTTGCTGGTGTATGTCTGATTGCACGTTAAACGGCGCAGATCCAATGCCACTAACACCGTCAGCCATTTACCACCATCCAGCGCCCAAACCAGTCAACCATGTGCCGCCAACTATAATAGCAGCCAACATTATTAACAGCAGCACAACTAATAAGGTTTCAAAGAAAGCAGCCTTGCGTTCTTGCTGCCGGTACAGGGTTTCTTCGCGCTCTTTCTTAATCTTGCGCCGCAGCTCCACCATTTCGCGCCAGGTGCCATAGCCAAATCTATTGTTTAGCATTTGCTGCAAGTCTTTCTCTTGCTCTGCCAACTTCTTCTGGTGAATTATAATCTGCAAAGCCTCTTGCTCTACAGAGCCAGATGAAAACAGCTTGGTAAATATTGGCGGGTTCTTGCGCTGTTGCTCCGCTCGGCCAAGATCAGCCGCAAAGCCATACCACTTGCCAAGAGCGCCAGCTACATTCTCTAGTTCCTGCCCCGCATAAACCATCTTGCGCACAAGGTTATAAGCCTGTGTAGCACCGGCAATAGCTGTGATAGGATCGATCATGTGTTCTTACCTATCTTGATGTAAGACAAGCATGGAGCCTTATAGGGAACCCGAATGGTGTAAGGATAATGACGCCAGATCCCAGAGGGGCATCGGTATATACAAGCAGTGTACAAATATCCGTAGGTTGCCACGCCCACCAATATGTTGGTGAGCGAGCAGAGCATTAGCTCATCATGTTTACGCGAAGAAGAAGCGCTATGATGAAGGCAGACGCACCAATAACAATCGCTTCTAAACGCTTTACGCGGTTAAAAAGATCTTTGAATTGAATATCCATCTCGGTTTTAATAGCCACGATTTCCTTCTCCAATCCATCAATGCGCGTGTGAGCAGATGATACAGTGCGTTTATCCATTACTCTTCTTCCTTTATTTCAGCTTTCAACTTTTCCATGTATCCAGCACGACCAACTTGCATCTGCTCTATGTTAAGCTCAAGGCCTCGGATCTTTCCATCAAGAGAATTGATCTGATTTATGCAGTGCTTTGCAACATCGCTCAGTTGATCTTCAGTGTATTCTACTTCGTCAATCGTAATGACCTTTTGTTCTTCAGCCACGTTGATCTCCTTTCAGGTTATGTCTACCACGGAACTCCGCTTGCAGACGTTGGATTAGCTATCGCATCAATCTTAGCAGCAATAGCAGCTTCAGTATCCTCTTGGGATACATGACCCCAGACCCAGCCTTGCGCTTGAGCCTCAGTTATATCGTCATACGGTGTGAAATCAGCAGCAGAGGCATCGTAGGTAAAGCCACAGGTGCCATAAGCTGATGCTGTGTTGCCATCGTCATCAACGCCTGTGCATCTCCAATGTGCAATGTAAACGCCACCGTCAGCGATTTCATGTTCCAATGTTGGAATACTCCAAGTGTAAATAATAGCCACGTTATCCTCCGTTAGCCGCAATAGCTGCATTAGCAGCAGTCATGTCTTCTGTAGTCCAGAAGTCTTTGGCTACCATTAGTTCCAGATGCTCAACATTACGAGCAACTGTGTCTGTCCATTCAGCATCTTCCATGTCTTCTGGTTGTCCAGCGTTTAGCAAGTCAACTGAATGACCCATTGCTGTGTAGTGTTGTGCGATTTCTTCCGCAGTTGGTGTATCAGTCATGGTTTTTTCCTTATGCGTTTTCTAAGGCAGTTACTTTTGCCTCTAGGGTTTCAATCCGATCCATTGCCTCTTGCAGTGCCTTGACTGCTTTCATGTAGAGGATGGAGTAGTTTACTTGCTTTGTGGAAGTTTCAAGAAGATTACCCTCACCGTCTCTGTCTATTGTTTCCCTGACTAAACCAGTCATACCAGCCGCTTCAACTTCTTGAGCAATAACGCCAAGCATATTTGGTGCATCAAGATTGTCAGACTTCATACTGTATTTACGAACAGTTAAAGCTTTAATGTCATCCCATTGAGAATTACTATCAACAATGTTTTCTTTGAGTTTAACGTCAGAAATGGCACCATAGCTGTTGTTAGTGTTTACAACATCACCATCATCGTGGACTTGAAATTTATAAGCTCCTGCCGCACTATCATAAGCTGCATAAAAATAATAATTTCCACCCGAGGATGTTCTATTAACTTTAGACTGGATATTTACAGAACCATATACACCTGTGTTATTAATTTCCAATCCTGCGCCATTGGTGTTTGACCGTATTGCATACCAACTTCCATTACCATCAGAATATAATCTAGGATTACCATCCCCATCCGACAGCACGATGTTGTTGTCTGATGTGCGGATGTCCAAGCCGCCAAAGTTGCCGTTGTAGCGTCCAAGGATGGTGTTCTTTTCACCCGTAGTCATAGCATAGCCTGCCGCCGTGCCAATAAAGGTATTTCGACCATTTGTTGCATTGCTGTTGTAACCAGCTGTATCGCCTACAAATGTATTTAAGCCGCTTGTGGTTGCACTATACCCCGCCTGATACCCAACAGCAGTGTTGTTGGATGCGGTGGTGTTGCTCCCCAAGGCAAACTGACCGACTGCAATGTTGTTTCCGCCTGTCGTATTAGCATCAAGAGAACGATAACCAAGTGCAGTATTGTTAGAACCAGTGGTATTGAGTCGCAATGCTTCACGACCAAAAGCCTCGTTTGCGCTACCTGTGGTATTAGTCCCTAAAGAAGCATAACCTACAGCGGTGCTATAGTTACCCGTGGTGTTGGCATCCAATGATTGGTAACCTATCGCCGTTAGATCAGTCCCAGTAGTATTACTATACCCCGCCTGATACCCAACTGCTGTGTTGCTGCTTGCGGTGGTGCTGGTCTTTAAAGCTTCAAAACCCACAGCCACATTGTTATCACCAGTAGTAATAGCAGTACCAGCTTCATCACCTACAACCGTATTATAGTTGCCGCCAGAAACAATGCTGTTACCTGCGTTTACACCCGCACGAAAGTTGGATGTACCTGCTGTGGCTGTTTGTAGTGTACCGCCTGTGGATGCTATTATGAGGTTACCGCTGCTGTCGATGCGCATGGCTTCAACATCATCTGTTGTGCCGTCTGCTGTTGAGAATGTTAAATAACTGGCGTTACCCCCGCCAGCCGTAAATGCGTTTATTCTGCTTCTAACATTTGCACCTGTGCCGCTTTCGTCATTGCTGTAAAACTCAAGTGAACCCAGTATTTGATCTCCACTTTCAACTGTACGAGTATTCTCAAAGCGTAGGATAGCGTCTCTATCCCCTGATATGTGTAATTTTTTACTAGGCGAAGTCGTGCCAATCCCTACATTACCAGAGCTGTCGATGCGCATGTACTCACTGGAATAGCCTTCAATAGCTAGATAACCATTAGCATTACCAGCGTCATTCCACGCCTGTATCTTGGAGCCACCAGAAGTATTACCACCAGCAAAGTTCAGTGTACCGTTGGATAAACCTGTTAAATTTACATTACCGCTGCTGTCGATGGTCATACGTTCATTAGTATGCCCATTTGTATAGAACCGCATGTCAGCATTAGCTCTTGTCATAATAGACAAACCACCAGATGCACCTGTACCAGAGCCTATAATTGAGGCATCTTGAACAAATCCACCTGCTGTTGTTCCGTTTGCGCCATATGTTTGAAGGAATAAACCATCAGCAACAGTTGAAGAATTAGTGATATAAATTACTGCCTCTGCCGCTGCGCCAGAGTTATCATTATAAAAATGGCCTAACTGTGGATCGCCATTGAGGCTTTTGTACGATGTAAATTGCGCACTAGGCGAATCTGTACCAATGCCAACCCGATTATTCGTTGCATCAACGTGCAGCGTGTTTGTATCCACAGTCAGCCCATCGCTGGTGATAGTCCCAGTGACGTCAAGCGCACCAACGATATTTGTAGCATCTAGGTTTGTTGTACCGTCTACGTCTATGTCACCAGAGATGTCTAATGAAGCAAAGACAGAAGTGCCTGTTGCCGTGACAGTGCCAGTTACGTCAATCGCTGCAGCAAAACTTGTTGTTTGATCGGCATTAATTGTTACTGCTTTTATTAGATCTCCAGGGCGGCCAGTGTAAAGCTCCAACGCGGCAAGATTAGTTGAGGCAGAAGTAGAGTTTGTTTTGCGCGCTTGTATACTTGCTAAAGTTCCCGCCTCATTGGTGTCGCTGGTTTGAAAGTCTAATGCGCCAAGGGTTTGGTTTTGTATAGCCGTAGTATCAGTGCAGATTATATCCAGAGTAGGCAGGAAGCCTGTTCCAGAATTACGAGAAATCGTTAAGCTGTTATTAAAGGTAGCCGTGCCGGTGCTGTCTGCAATGCTAAAAGAAGTCGTACCATCGCGCGCAGAAACTGTAGAAGTTTCAATGTCAGGAGTATCTATAAGGGTTCCTACTGTAACGGTGCCTGTGACGTTTACACCTGTGCTATCAACTTTAACACGCTGTGTGCCGCCTGTCGTAATGCCAACCTCGTCAGCCGCAGGGAAATAAATGCCTGTGTTAAGATCGCCCGTAGTTGTCAAAGACGGCAACGCATTCGTTCCATCGTCCAGCGAAATAACATCATTTGCGCTTACAACTATATTGGTGCCGCCAGTCGTATTACCATTGCCAAGAACCTCAGCAAGCGTATCAACTGTGCCAACCTGTGCATCAACATAGGCCTTAATAGACTGCTGCGTAGCCAGCTTAGTATCGCTGTTAGATGACATGTCATCTTCGTCTAAGATCCCAGTAACCGTAGTGCTGCTGGCAATGTTAAGGCTTGTGTTAGTCGTAATCGCACCAACAACTTGAACCAGGCCAACAAACCCCAAAGTTGGAGATGTAAATGTTATCTGATCTCCACTACCATTTAAGACAATGCCAGCCTTACTTGCGCTGTATGACTCGATATTTACAGCGCCATTGGTGGCTGAAAGCGTTGCCCCGCTATAAGTCTGAGAGAAAAAGCTGGTAGTCGCAGCTATAAGTGGCTGGTTAAAGCTACCATTAACTTCAAATGTCGGATTAGCCGTGCTGCCAAACGAAAGTTTTTCAGATCCGTTTGTAGTGTCAAAAGTTAAATAATTATTAGAACCCTCTTTAATCTCCAAGGCAGTTGCAGAATTATCCGTTAGCAATATATCGCCGCTGCTGATTGTAAGCCCAGAAATAGTTGTGCCGGTGGATGCTACGCTAATTACCTCAGAGCCACTGACAGAAAAGTTTATCTGGTCTGCCGCGCCGAAATACATACCTGTGTTAGTGTCACCAATATTTGTAATGCTTGGCGCAGAGGCAGATCCATCTGCAAATGAAGCAACGCCACTAACGCTTAAATTGACCGTTCCGATACTAGGAACATTAGCTATATTTGTTGTTGAAACATTGCCAGAAGTATCAAAGCTAATAATTTGACCCGCACGATCAGCAGCAGATGGCAAAGTGTTTTCAAGCCCAGATCCTACGTCACCTTCTGGGAATGAAATCGCTAAGTCATTGCTTGTCGCTTCCTGCTGCACAAGCATTGTAAGCTTATCCAGCGCGTCTTCATGCGCCTCTGCAGGAAAGGGATCATTTGGCACATAGTTTGTTTCTTGCGTTATTGGGAGAACGCGACGAATAACAGCCGTGTTGCCACTCGGAGGGGCTGTAACAAAAACCACATTTCCACCGCTGTCAGACCCCACACCAGTTACCGTGTAGTTTGTAGTCAGAGACTGTGTAGTCTCTGCTCCAGTAGTGTCATTAACCAAAGTTACAACAAGATTTGTGTCTTGGAAAATTTTAAAGGTATACGCAAAAGTGGTTGTGCTGCCATTGCCAGCATAACTCTTAAAGTTTGTGCCTGTTGATACTGTCATCTGACTATTTCACCCTGTTCTTGTAAGCGCTGACTGTCTTCGTATGCTTGCGCTAAGTTAGCATATTTTGGAATTGCAAGTAACACTTCAAATCCCCTATCAAGATATTGCTTGTTTAAAGCGCGTACCATAGACACACGATCCTTATCTGATGCCCGATCATAAGCACGGCCCAGAGGATTGCTTGTCGTTGTGGTCATCGCCTCTAACGCCTCGCGGAATGTTACGCGCCCTATGCGAGACTGCCTGACCGTTACCTCGTTTTTGCTCATGTCAATCCAGTCAGCCATTGCGCCATAGCTTAACTTCATGCCGCCTTTGCTTGACGGGTTTGTAAGCGGCCAGCCACCAGTCGCGGAAGATAACCGCATAAGCTCTGCTTGATAGTCTGGCACCTCTTCACCTTCGCGGATACGAATACCGCTAAGATTGTTGAAGATAGCCAGCCCCGGCTTTGTTGCAAGGCTAACATCATTGGCACCGATCTTATTGCCCAGCGTGTCAAAGACTGGAGCATTGCGGTCATTCTCGTCGCGGAAGAAACTATCCTTAGATTGATAGCCATCCATTGTTTTAAACAAGCTAACGATCTGACTGCCAAAGTCAGTCTTAGGCATACCCACTAGCTTATAGTCTGGCGTACCGTCAGCCTTCGCATATTTAAACGTGCCATCTTCGTTTTTCTCTAGCACATCTTTTTCTGTGTAATATGTAACGTCACCGCGTGGCCTAAGAACAGATGGATCTATCATGCGACCACGCGCTCGCTGCAACGAACTCACTGGGCTTGGGATACCTACAATCGTTGCAGCCTCTGCTGGCCCTCTGCCTAATCGCGTAGGATCGCCATACTCCAGAGCAAAGACAACATCAGACAATCCCTGCAGCATTGGCAGTTCTTTGTAGTAGTCTATTACAGATCCAACTGCAGCAGCCGCTAAGTTACCGCGCACCTCTGGATCTCTCGTCATATGCATCCGCTGCACTACGTCAGCAGTTAGCGCAAGAATACCGCCAACAGGTTCATAGCCAGAATAACTTACATAGGTTAGCTTTCCATTTGGCCTGCCATACACATCATAGAGCGGCATGTCATCGCCGTTCCGATCTTTCGGCCAATCTTCGCCCCTAAACACAAGGCTATACGGTTGCCATCCAGATGGCAAAGCTTCCCGCAACTTAGGGTCAGACGGCATCGCTCCCGTAATATGCCCCTGCATCGCATAGTTCGCCATGACAGCCATTGTGCCGCCGCCAACAGTTAAACGCCCTGCCGCCATCTGCTGCGCTCGCGCACCGTTTCTGCCAGAAAGATCTGCGTAAACCTTGGGGTTAACTCCCATAAACTCTGTTGTGCGCAAAAACGCGTTTGTTGGCGCAGTAGCAAATGGCAGGATCATTCTGCCTACTGGAATGCCGCCAATGTCAAAGCGCTGCACCATCCCGGTAAACTTACCAAACTGGCCGAGATCGCTCTGCAGCGTGTCATACTTTGCTTTGTAGTCTAACTCTTCTGCAACATACTGCGGATCTAGCAGCAGCATACCCGCTTCATCTTGCGCCTGCTCTACAGTCTTACCATCGCGCAGTGCTTTCTTATACTGCCGGTTTGCCTGCACGTATAACTCACCGCGCTGAGACATCGTTTTGAAAAACTCATCTGATGTCAGCAACAGACGAAAAGGTATGCGGATACGCTTACCAAGCTCTGTTGTAGCCTTAGCCAGCGTGCTGTCGCTTTCACCGGCAATCGATGTGTACTGCTCAACGTCTAGCTTGCTAGCCTCACTGGCAGGCACCTCTGTGCGCCATGCAATAGATCCAGCTTTTAACGCATCACGATAGCTGTCCATCCAGCCCTTGAACCGTAGCATCGCATCATCAACGTAAACCTGATCGTCACTGATCGGATATGCATCTGTTCCAAGAACTGTTTTGCCTTTGCGAATTACAGATCCATACATTCCTGCAATCATCTCAGCGGGCAGTTGATATGCCATGAATGCTGCAGAGCCGACAATGTTTTTAACTTGCGTAGCAGGGTTGCTAAGAAGACCGGCCAAGTAAGCTTCAGAAATCATCTGCCGTGTTTTAGCTCTCCAGCCGCCACGCGCAAACTCATTCGCTCCACGCATACCATTTGCGTTTAAATCCTGCAGGAACCGCGTTGCCATTTCATCAACAAGATCTCCACCGCCGCTTTCCTGCAGTAATCGTTTGGCCTCTTGCGCCTGACGCACTGCGCTTTCTTCGCCGCCCACCTTAATCTGAAAAGACTGCAATGCACGCGCTGCCTCTGTTTGCGCGCCTTTGACCTGCAACTGTATGCCAGCATGTATTGATAGCTGCCTGCGGAATGCTAACCGATCTGCATCAGAGCCCATGCCAGACTTTATCTTTGTGGCTAGCGTTTCCAACTTGTCAGCGCTGCGCACCAATAGCTCACGCGCCGCAACCATTTGCTCTGCGTTTAGTGAGCCATCGCCAATCTTACGTTTTAGCAGTGCCTTGGTAAAGCCTGCTTCATCTGCTAGCGCCTCTGCGGCCCGATCAATCGTAACCTCATTCGGCACATAGCCACGCTTGCGCGCAACAGTCTCATCCTTGTAAATCTCAGACAGCGCTGTGATCGTAGCCTTTACGTCATCAGTCGTGTCCATGTAATCAAAGTTAAAGTCACCGCCTTCTTGCAGCGTCTTAATGCCAGCCTGCTGGCTTGTTAGTAATTCTTCTAGCTGATCGGTAACGCTTTCATCTGCTACACCAGTTTCTGGCTTAAACCCACGCGCCTCTGCTGTCAGAGACTTCTTTGCCATGTCATTGACATCAACTGCCAATGCTTCTGCTTCATCAGCCTCTTTGCTAATTGCTTCCTGCGCGCCCTCTAAGATCTGCGCTGTTTCATCAGGCTGCGCTTGAAAGCCACGCCGCTCAAACTCTACCACGCCTTCCGGGCTAAGAACCTGTGGAGCCAACGCCTTCTGCGTTGCACGCTGAGAATATGTGCCATCGTCAGGCACAAGCCCGCGCTCTTGCGGCGTAGGTACACGCGCTGGCATAGCAGGCTGGCGTCTTGCGGCAGGCACTTGCATTGGAGAAATAGGTTGCTGAACGCTGGTAGACATCTTGTCAAGAACTTCCAACAGCGCACGGGTGCCACCACCCGCAAGCTCTACGCCTTCACGTTCTGGCCCTACAGCAAATTCAGTCGGAGCGCCCGCAACTTGGATACGCTGCCGCTGTTCCTGCTCTTCAGCAAGCTGTGCTGGATCTATTGCCATATTACCTCACAAACGCAAAAGGGCGCATATGCGCCCCATTATATCGTCCTTGTAGCAGATTTAAGTCAACTGAGAAAGTTATTTATTCAGTCGCAAAAATTTCATCTACTCTAGGCTTTAATCTTGCCACCTCTGCATCTTGCACAGCAAGAGCCTCGTCATAGTCTGTAAAGACCGGAACATCTACAGCTTCGCCAAAATAATCAGGGTCATACACAAACATTACAACATCTGGCTCGCCGTTATTATACTTTGAGAATGTTGCTTTATCCCAATCGGGCGGCGCAAACTCATCATTCCACGGCAATCTAGCAACAGGCCTAAAACCAATGGTTTTGTATATGCCCGGAAGATATGTATCGAATGCGTCAAGCTTACGGCCACCAGCAGCCACAGCCGCCTGCAACATCGCATATGCTCCACCTTCTGGTTCTGCTTTCGATGCAAAGACCGCAACAATGTCACCATCAGATTTTATTGCAAATCCACTGCCGTTATCTGTTCTGAATAGCTGCGCATTGGCTAGCTCATCAGCAGATTTAATTTCTACTTGCGCGCCAAACTCATGGCCTGCCATCGCTTCTGTCATGTCAGAGTTATATCCTGCAGCATTATCCGCGGCTTTTACTTGACGTATTGTTGGAGTAGATAAACCCGCTGCCTGATAGCGCGCATTTGCCGCTGGATCTGGCGTAAACTCTAGAAGCCCATCTCCCTCATCCCCTTCAACACTTCCTCGCGTGTAAGGGATGGGTTCTTTTCTAATGTCTCCTTCAGCGCGTCCTCCCGCAACTTGAGGCCTGCGCTCGGCTCTGATGGCGCGCTTGGTTGGGCTGACTTCCCTGAAACCGGCAAGCCCCTCGCCTGCCTGTTCATCTCCAGCTTTAACTTCATCGCCTGCGCGAACTCCTGATCGTAAGTCATTTAATATCTTCTCCGATGCTTCTGAAAACGAACCGGGGCGCGAAACCACGCCTAAATCCGTAAACAAGTTTTGCTCATAGAACCACAGAATAGCCTGCGCGTCCTGCTCAGATAAACCTTCTTGACCGATCCTGTCAAGCAAGCGGGCAGTGAACTCTTCCATTCTGCGCCGCTCTGTTTGATTGCGCGGCCCACCAGCTATAGATCCATCCGGGTTTCGCATATCCCCAAAGTGTCTATTATAGCTGCGAGAAAACCATACATCTTTTGTGGTGCCCTTGTATCCGTTTATATTCAAAGAATATCTGCCGGTCTTATCGCCAAGCACCATAGCCCCAAGATGCACGCTATCCTTACCGCCGCTTAATCCACTAGGCCCGCCACCTAATCCTGCAGCTTTGCGAACATCTGTTAGCTCTTTTAGAGTATGCGGTGACAGCCACCAATCAGCAAAACCTTCTGGGCCAAGCTCATCAATTAGATGGCTGATAACTTTCATTCCAGCGCCAACAGACTTTTGCTTCATTCCCCAACCGGCACCTTTGATGCCTTCAGTTGTAGCACCCGCCGCTGGTGGGTTCACAGGAACCTTGCCTGTTTTTAGATATTGTAAAAACGCAGCCGTTGCAGCGCGTGTATTTAGATCAACCTTGTTTCCTATAGAAGTCGGAGCCGCAAAAGCAGACCAAATAATGCGCAGCGTTTCATTGTTCGCCAGATCCTCTAAGCCCGGAACCTTAGATAATGTTAGGAATGTTTTGTTTACGTCTTCGTCATACCAGCCTCGGCCGCTGACAGATTGATCCATTTGATATTGTATCTCATCAGCCGCAGCATCTACTGCTACATCAAAGTCTTGATTAGACGTAGGATCTAATTTTCGGCCATGAATATTAACATGGTCTTCTTCAAAGAAATCTACCAGATCTTCTATCTTAGGCTTTTTGTTGCCTTTAGCCTGCGATATTTCAAGCACTCTGTTTCTTGCAGTTTCATTGGCAGCGCCATCTGTTCTGCGTTCTACATAAGATCCTACTGGTCTTTGCGGCCCAGCGGCAGCAGTCGCATCATCAATCGCGCCAACGCCAAACGAGCTAGTTGTCGGCATATCGCCGGGCTGGTTCATTCTTCTGCCAAGCTCGGTCAAAGCATTGCGTATAGCAGGCATTGACGCCTTCAAGCCCTTAGCACCCGCCGCAGTCAGCGGAAGAGCCTCAAGAAACGACAGGCCTGCCTCTAATGCGCCCATGCCAATCGTTAATGGATCGCCAGTATTCCTACCGCGCTCAAAAGTTCTCATGCCTTCCTGCGCACCAAAGAACAAACCTGCCGGTGTAAAATCAGCAACGCCCAAGCCTAGATCGCGTGTGCTTTCTGGATTACCCCACAAGCCCTCTGCCATCTTGCGCGCAGTAGATCTATCAATTCCAAGCACCTCAAAGATCTGGCGCAAATCACCTTCAGTGTTTTCAAAGGTTAAACGCGTAAGATCTTCACGCATTGTCGGATCACCTGGCGTTACCATTGCAGCGCCCTCACGGCGCATACGCAGTTCCTCGCCTTCGCGCAACGGTTCTGTGCGTATGCTTGGCTCTTGCCCTTGCGGGATTATACCAGCGTCTTCTACTTCGTTCTGCGTAAATCCAGCCGCCTCGTAGTCAGCCATGTCAAACGGCCGATCCAGCGTGTCTGCGTAATCACGCACCTCTGCCAATCGATCTACCGGCTCTTCACCAAGCTTGACATAACCGCCGAGAGACAGTGGCACCAAAACGTCATTGCGCCCGTTCAAAGGATTGTACACAGCCATCTTGTCTCTTGTCGCGGCCAAGGGCGGGGGATTGCTGGCGATCAGCGTAGCCTCATCGTACTTGTCAATCTCTTCGTCGGTGTCCATTTGGAGGAGGTCAGCCATTAGTTAAGAACCCCTTTGTTTATGTATTCACGCATTAAAGTGCTTTTTATTCTGCCGTAATTTCTTTGTTGCGCAGTTTGATCTGTGTCTGGATTGCTCCACCATGCATCTAAGCTTGCAATCGGATCGGCAGGATCTAGCACCAAACCAACGCCTGACAAGTCTTGGTTTACGTCCTCAACATACGCCTCATAATCTAGGCGCAGACCTAAGATAAACGCTTCTTGCTGGCCTGCAATTAGCTCTTTGGCTGCAGCATTAATTTCTTGCGGTGTCATTCTAGCGTCAGGCGTAAACCGGCGCTCAACAACCATTGCCTCAAGCTCTTGCACCACGGCGTAATACGCAGCCTTTGACGCTCGCCCAGCGTCAGGATCACCAGCGCTAAGCTCATCATACTGAAACGTAGCCTTAGCAATGCGCTTTGCATCACCCAGCGCCGCATCTTCTTCTGACGCAACTGCGTCCAAGAAAAACTTAAAGTCAGCCCTTGTTAGCTGGGCTCTGCTTTCTTGCACGTCCATAGCCGTTAGCTCGCCAAAATCTTTCTTAACAAACAAGTTTTCATAAACCGTTTCATTACTTTTCGTTGCAAATCGCAACACCGGCTCATCTTCGTACTTGTCAAAGTTGGCTTGCATCGTAGGCGTTACAGCATTGTTTATATATAAAAACTTTTTCATTTCTTCAGCCGCTGTTGATGCTAAAATTTCTGCATCTGGGTCTGGAAACTTATCTTTTAAATCTGGGATGTAACGCGTAATTTCAATAGCTTTAACTCTTTCACCGGGCTCAAATCCTGCAGCGAAATATGTAAATCTGTTTGCAGCCTGATCTATGGCAAAGTTCCTGTAATCTTCTAACTTTTTCTCTAGCTTTTCCTCTGCATTGGCAAAGCGCGTTGCAACCTTCAGCGCATTGTCCAGCACCGCAACAGCATCATCTCTCGGCAGGTTCTGTAGCGTGTAAAGCGGATAACCGCCATTCGGCAAGTCACCAGTCTTGTCTGGATCAAGCTCACCAGCATCAATCTGCTCTAGCGCGCCAATCAGGTTCAGCACTCTAATCGGATCGGCACCCACATATGAGCCAACAACATTTTCGGCAATGTCGGTCTTCATCTTGAGATTGCTAAGCTTTACAACGTTAGCGTTTGCTGCGCCTGTCTTAACCAGACGCCCCTGATCGATAGCAACGCCCGTCAGAGCATTGTCGTAGTCTTCCCTTGTTGCGTCAGGATCAGACAGCAATTGAACAACACCAGACTGCCGAGAAGCAAGCGCAGCCTGATTGGCCGCATCAATCTTTCTGTCCAGAACGCCGCGCAGTTTAAACCGAGCATCAAGCTCCATCTGCCCAAAGCGCTCTTCAAACGCTCTGCGGGTAAATCTATTCGGGCCCAGAGCCTCTAGCACCTTGTCGCGGATGCCTTGGCTTTCCTCATTCCATAGAGGGTTTTCGCCATCTAACACATTGTATGGCTGATCAGAGCGCGCAAAGTCTCTTGCCGCCATGTTCAAGCCTTCTGTTGCTGCGAGCAAGCCCTCGTTTAGCTTAGTCTCTTCTGCCACCTTGTAACGCATCTTAGCGTAGGCACCGACCTGACCAAGCACCTCACCAAGCACTTCGCCCTTCTGTAACTCTGCCTGAGCCAAAACACTGCCGCGCATACGCGCTCCAATGCTTCTGCCGGGTGCTTCACTGGTTGCGGCAATCTCACTACGATAAACTGGTATTCTCATTTAAAGATCTCCCCCAACCCGCCAACAGCATAAATATCCTGTGATGCTGTTCCCAAGCTATTAATCAAGCTGCGCGTGCCTTGCGCTCTAAGACCAGCAGCCTGCGCGCCGCCTTCCATCCGAGCAAGCTGCGCATTTAAAGAAGCCTCTTCCTGCGCATCGCTAATCTGCATGTTCGTAATGCTGTTGTTAAACCGCGCAACCTTTTGCGTGTAATCAAATTCTCTGGCATTCTCGCGCAACACATCCATTGGCGTGCCGCTGCTTAGATCAAACCCACCGTAAGAAAACCCAGAGCGCACACCGCCCTGCACCTCATCCTCAAACGCATCCCGCGCCCGATCTTGCTCAACTAAAAAGTTAGCGTTGATAATATCTCTTTGCCTGCCCAGAAGATCTATGTCACGCTCGATCAGGCTAGCATTAAAGTCAGCAGCTTCTTGCGCCCTGCGGGCTGCAGCATTCGCAGAATTTTTCTGCTGAATGCCGCCTAAGATCGTCATGCCTAAAGATATGGCTTGGAATATACTCATCTATCTAGCCTCATATATCAAACGTATTCATACGTGGGAACAATGCAAGCACTGTTAATGGCAACGCTTGATTTTGCCTTACATACAAACGATCATCATTGTCAAAGCCACCGGGAAACTCAATCTTCTTATCGCCGGTAAATAACGGCAGGCCTTCGTCCATCTCATCTGCACTGCTGCGGAATGGTATCCGATCAGTTTCGTTAGAGCTATTGCCGATCTCAGCGCCGACAGTTTCAAAGAAACGCGCAGTCAATCCATGCACACGCTTTGGCTTGCCTTGGCTTGTACCGTCAGCAGATCCGCTTTCAATACGCATTGTTTGCATATTGCTGGTATAGCCAAAGCCAATAGCTGCAGTTGTGGAGCTATAGTTTAGCGTAATGCTGCCGCCCGATACAGTTACATCAGGATGCGCAGCGCCGTTGGCAATCACCGTCAGCGTTTCGCCTTCCAGATGATACAATCCGCTCAGCGTAGTTGTTGCCGCGCCGCTATACGATAAACCGCTGTCAACAAAAAATGCGCCAGTCGTAACGCTGCCAAAGTCAAATGTCTTCATCCGCTCAACGTATCTTTTAGTAACACTGTTAATCGTGCGCTTCACAACCATGTAAAGCTCATCTTCGCCGACCTCTGTTGGCAATGACGTAATGCTTTCCACAACTGCCTGCCCGCTGCCAAACACACCGCCGACCACATGCTTATGCCATGCAACAATCTGCTCTTCCCTTCGATAGCTAAGGCCTAGAAGCGTGCCATCAGCGCGCAATGCCCACACAATGCTGTCGGGCTCTTGCTGGTAAGCAAACTGCGTTAAGCCACCCTTGGTGATATGCTCGGCCAAGATCGTCATGTCAGGGGCGGCGTAGGCGTTTACATCAACATCCCCAGCATACTTAAACTCACGCACCTTTCGATCACCGCGCTGCAAGAACAGCGTAACATCCGCAACCTGCACCGGCTCTACATTGCCAGATCCATAGTTACTGTATTTTCTGATCAGCGTAGTGGTAGGCGTAATCGGGCCGTCACTTGTCGATGACAGAACATATTCACCGCCTGATGTACCAATCGTCATAACACGCGTGGCAGACAAGTAACGAATGTCGTTTACCTGATTACTGGCAATCGTATAGATTAGCGCATCATCCGCTGCCGTGCCCGTATCAAAATTCTGGTAATCCGCGTTTTTACTAAACCACAACGTTTGCGGGCTTTCATTCGTATTGCCAAAGACAAGACGCTGCTCAAAGAACGTCACAACGCTTGGCCGGTTATTAGCGCCAGACAAAGGCTGCGTAACGGGATTAATCTCCTGCACGCTCGACAGCGTAAGCTCTGCAGTGCCGCCAGATGTATAACCCGTAAAACCCGTGCTATCTACGTCAACGCCCGCCAATGTCTTTAGCTTAAACGTATTCGTTGTAGCGCCATCAACAATGTAGTGATTGCCATTAAGCTCTGTCATGCCGACTACGCTTTGGATGTATATCGTATCGCCATCAAAGAACGCGTGATCATTGCTTGTAATTACACAAGGGTTGGCCTGCGTAGCGCCGGTAATTACTTGCTCGGCACCGCCGCCGGGATCAAACGTAGTAAATGATGTTGTGTCTACATCATCGCCAGCTTCATCTTGCAACGTAAATGTATCGGCTGTAACATTCGCAACTCGGTAATTTGCCGCGTCAATTTCTGTCATACCTTGAATGCTAGACAGCGCAATCTCATCGCCATTGCTATAGCCATGCGCCGTTACCGTCAAAACGCCGGGATTAGCCTTAGTAATTGCTGTAATCTTCTTGGCTGCCTCAAGCGGGCCTTGAAAGATTGGTATGGAAAACTTCCATGCATTGTGATCTGTGCGCGTCAGCTTACGCACATCATAGCTTGGATGCACCAAATACATTGTATCCGCAGATTGCACAAAGCGTATGTTAAACAGATCTGCTTCTGCATACGGCGTGGCAATCTCAAAGATTTCTGTTGCTGTGCCGCCAGATGTGTACGCAGTAAATGACGTTGTATCTATGGCATTGCCGAACAAATCGGTTAGCGTAAATGTATTCGTTGTGGAGTTTGCAACGAGATAGTTACGTCCATTTAGCTCTGTCATACCAACTACGCCGGTAACAAACACCTCATCGCCATTGCTTAGCGTATGCCCAGCGCTGGTAATAACGCCGGGGTTGGCTTGCGTAACTGCTGTTATTGTCTTGTCAGACGCATCCAGAACTTGCGCGCCATTGCGATACACGCGCATAATCTGATTGCCAAACTCAAGAACATACGTGTCAGAAGACTTGAACTGAAATGGAAACAATCGCGTTTTTACGCTGCTGCTCTTTACCTCGCCCAGAAACTCTGAGCCCGGCCTGCGCGTAATACCGCCAGAGGGAATAACGATCATATTCGTTAGATCGGCCAAGCCCTCTTTGTATTTCTCAATGTTTATGCGGCCTTCAAACTTTGGGCTGATCTCGCCCGCCGTAAAAGAGCTAAACGCTGGAGCAGATCGCGCCATTAGAACCTCGCTTCAATAAAGTCGCTGGCCTCAATTTTTTGCGGCGCACCTTCCGTGCTATCCACAAACCGCGCTTCTTTTAACTTGCTGTCATATAAAGAAGCCATAAGCTGGATCATTGTAGTAGACCCAGAGATTGCATATGCAATTTCCTGCGCCAGCCGTGCGGCCAGCGTATCAGTTAATGTCGCGTCATACTCAGCAGCATCTGTAATCCTGCCAATGTATTTAATCTTAGCGGTGCCCTCATCTGTCAGAAGCTTTCTGCCCTCAATGACAAAGACAGGCCCGCCTGTCGCATTCTTCATGTTGTCCTGCGGGTATCCCATAGTGCCGTTGTTAAACTCTAACACACGCAAGCAGAACGGGTCTGCAGGCAGTTGATATGAGTTTTCATAACCATACACCGGGCCAACAGTATCCTGCGCTAGCTCAGCCCTGCGGATCAAACAATTCCAAGGATGCGCCCGAAAGACTGCATCGCGGATGCTCGTGTATCGCTGATTAACAATGCGCGCCGCCTTACTGTCTTCAGTTAAGCTAATAATGTTAGACGCCCCGATTAGGTTCAGAGCATTGTTGGCAATATCAATCACGCTAGACATTAAGCATCTCCATGTAAAAAGAGGGGGCGGTTGCCCGCCCCGCTCTGTAAGCCTTAGTCAACCACGTACTTAATGGTCACTTCAATGGTTCCAGTACCAGCGGCACCGCCCATTGTGGCAGTAACAATCATACCGTCTTCATTGGTATCTGTTACAGTGCCAGAGCCCAAAGCCAGCGTTGCCAAGATGTCTACCTTTTGGGCAGATGTCGAAGCAGCAGCAGCTTTGTAAGCAGCAGCAGAAGCTGAAACCGCAGCACCGGCAGCAGTCGTATGCGCCGCATAACCAACTGACAATGTTGTTGAGCCACCCAACGCATCATGCGCTAGTGAGCCTTCCAGCAAACGTGCGCCATCAGGCAGTACAAACATCTGAATGACATCGCCAGATGCCAATGAAGATGCTTCGTACACACCATGTGCTACGCGGATGCGACCGCCCAGAACATTTGATGGGTTTTTGACAACAGGATCTGCAGTCGCATTAGTCTGTTGTACAGAATAAACAGTAGCCATATCCTATTCTCCTTACGCTTCAGAACACAACACTTCGACTACTTTTGCTTCTTCCATGCGTGTAGCACCCACAGATTGGCAATAGTAGACTTGCGTTGCGTAAGATTTATCAGCGCGCTCATCAATACGTGCAGTCGGCTCTTTACCGATTGCAAGTTTGATACCATCGCTAGCGAAAGCAATTACGCGGCGATAGCTGGATGAGTCAACACCCAAGCGGTTTGATGTGATGAATGTGAAGCCAACAAACTGGTTTAACTCGCCTTGAGCCAAAGCCTTAACAGTGTTGAAATCACTCGATGTTACAGTGGTATCACCCAACAAATCAGAGATTTGCTTAGGAGCTACAACGATGTAACGCGGGATTGATGGGTCAACATTACCGGCATCCAAGATTTCCTTGGCTTCCAGCAGCTTTGCCAGCGTCAAACCAGCGGCAGGAGAACCCACACCGATAGTGTTGTTGCTGTCAAAAGCAGTAGTTGTTGAACCGTCTTTACCAGTCTTTGCATTGCCAAGAGCAGCAGAGATGATCACATCATCCATTGCGCGGCCCATAGCTGCAGCAGCAGCACGGCTATATGTCGAAGTCGGATCTACCAACAAGCGAACTTTGTCCTGATCATCAATCAGATCCGCATATTCATAGTCAGACATCGTCACCATACGACGACTGTGAGGGGTATCGATCAGCGGTGTATCCGCGTGCCGAGTAGTTCTCAGAACAGCAGCAGCGCTACCGACCTGATCAAAAAAGGCTTTCTCGCCATTCACAGTTTCCACATCAACTGCAGGACGCAGTAGTGAACCCATTTGCTGTGAAAGCATCTGGATGTTCGCGGAGAACTGATTGACAAAAGCCGTAGTGATTTGTGAAGACATTGTCTCACCTTTCTACAGTTTACGTTACAGATTGCTGCGCGTGGTTATCCCTTGCGGGGCCAATGCTTACTGCTTGGGCAGTCACTCCACCTGACACACAGGCATGATGCGTGGGCCTTTCGGTTATCCACTATAGATACTCCCGGAGCGTAAGAACCTGTTGTACATAGCTCTCATGCTCTGGATGCATCTTATCCCAGTATGGCCCGCCGCGTCCAGTCATCTCAGCAATTTGCCGTGATGCTTCGTCAGGGGTCATAATCATTTCTGTCGGCGCGCCTTCCAGACTGTCTTCACCAATCTGTTCAGCCAAACCGGCAAACATCTTAACGATTTGCGGATGATCTCCCAACATACGACCATCTGCCAATGTGATCTCATCAAAGATCTCAGTGCCGCCAAGCAATGTATGGGCAGCTTTCTGAGCAAGCTCAACTTTCTGCTCAAACGCTCGGCCAAATTCTTGACGTAACTCTTGCTCACCTTGGTGCCTTAGATCTTCCGCAGCCTCATCAAAGCCAGACTTAGCACCCGTTAGCGTTTCCTCAAGATACGCCGCAATGCGCTGGGCCTGCGTATTATTTAACCCCGCATCAAGCGCTGCAGCCTTTAGCCCGCTTAACTCATTCTCACTGAAGTCAGCGCTCTCAAAGTTTAGCTCATACGCATTTGCATCATCTGGTGCGCCAAGCCTTTGATATACAGCGCGCCACTCGTCAGGCGTGGCACTCTTACCCGGCAGCGGCACCTTATCCGCTCCGATCATACGCTGCGCATGTATATAGCTTTTTGCCAGTGAAGCAGGATCAGCAAAATTTCTTAATGACGGCTCAGACCGTAAATCCTCTGGTAAGCTTTCCAGAAAGTTAGCCGGTGCCGCCTCTGCGACTTCTTGAGATCCATTGTCTTGGATTGCCTCTTCGCTCATTGTGGTTCCTTCTCGTCGGACAGCATCCGGGCGATTAGCAACACTGTTGCGCGCTGTCCTTCGTTAAATGCAGATTGATATGGATCGCCCGAAAACGTGGTTGTCTCAAAGCTAAAACGCTTCTTGAGATCACTCATTACTTGCTCACCGTCCTCTGTATTAAACGTGCGACGATACGCTAATTTCAATTCTTCTACTTTGTTCATTGGTTAATAGCCTTGACCAGCGGAGCAACCTGCTGCGCTTGCTGCGCTTGCATCATGTCCTGCTCTTGCTGCGCCATAACCTGCGCCTGCTCTGCCTGCTGCCGCCGTATCCGCGCAATCTCTTCATTGCTACGAATAACCCGCGCTGGCATACCAGTAACCTCAACAAGATACTGCACCAGCTTATCAGGATCTAAGTAATCCTGCACAGGCGCAACCTCACCGATCTGCGTTAACACCTCAAACCCGCGCAACATTCCCTGCAGATCTGTTAGCTTCTGAGCCTTCGCAAGCGGCGAGACATACTCAATGTCAATGTCCTGACCTTGTAAAAGCTCCGGGGCAGGGGGGAGAAGACCTTCCCGGAGCAACAGCGCAAACGAGCGAGATATGAGAGGACGAAGGAGTTCCGCTTGAAGCCGCCCTAGAACAGGCCCAAGCAATCGCATCTTTTCCTCGTTGCGCTGTAACACTTCAGTCGCTGTCATCGATGGGCCTTCACCCAAAAGCAACTGATCAACATAAAACGCCTGCCTAATAGCATTGCGCCGTTGTTCTTCCATATTCAAGCCCAGCGGATTGTTTGCACCAATCTGCAATGGCTCCAGCCGATCACGCGTGCCAGATCTATAAAAGTTCAGCGAGCCCGGCGTTGTTCTTACCGGCAGCATAAACCCGTCATCTGGAACCATAAGGGGCGGGTCAATCTGCTTCTGCGCAGCCCTGATCGTCACCTCTGACATCTTGTTGACCATCTTAACATCTGGCAACGCAGTCATTGCTGGCGATCGGCCATAGCTGCTTACGCTATCCTTATTAAAACGCGGCACCATAAACGGGAAGTCATCAAAGCCACCCTCGCTCAAGATCTGTTTGCTAGCGAGATGATAATAAACAGATGCAATAGGCTTACTCTTCGCCATCTTTCCCTTGGCTTCTGCCCTCGGAAACACAGCGTGTATGATCTCATGCTCTTTGTACGGGTCATTCTTTTGATCAACCAGCACAGTGCGCGGTGAGTTCTCTTCGCCAAAACGCATAACAATCGCACGCGCCGTTAGCTTAAACTTACGATATACCGTATCAACGCGGCCCTCTGCATCCTCAGAGATCATTATCTCCGCTATATGCCGAGAACTAAACCGCAGCCCATCACCATCGCCCTCTACATAGAAGGCAGCAGTACCAAAGACCACCAAGTCATAATAAAGCTCGTGGATCTCTTGCTGGAAGTTAGAACGATTAAACGCCTGATACATCTGATCAAGGCTGCTCTCTAACCACTCATTCGCCTCATCACTGCGCTGCAGTTCCTGATCGCGGAAACGCATAGAAAACCAAGGCGTGCTAGGACTGGTAAGCATACCATGAAGACTAGATGCCAATAATTCTACCGCATGAATAGCAGTACCATCATAAATCAATTCAGTGCGCTTATCACCCTGCGTGCGCTTCTTCGTAATATCTGCCTTACGCGGCAGCATATAATCAGCTAGCTGCTGCCAGTGATTTTCCCAGTTAGACCGCTGAGATTGCAACGTCTTATATCGACGCTCAAGCTGCGTCACTATCGGAGAAACTTGCGCCATTACACCATCCTAAAGCTATTCAGCATACTTTTCTTTTTCTTCACGCCCTCTATGGCCCCACCTTGGGTGCGACCCACCATGCGCTGCTGTAGGCGTTCCAACGGGTCAATCGTTGCCGCCTTCATTCCCTGCGCCGGTTGCGAAGAAATCTGCCCCATCATGCCAGCAATATTCTGAGGCTGCTTTTTAATCATCATCTGATCAAACCCATTAAAGAACGACGAGGGCGCGTTGTATCAGGATCAGCAAGCAATCCCTGCGGACCCGTTAATATCGTGCCCTTGCGACCCTTCTTGCCAGCAGTCATGGCACCAGCCTCTGTACGGCCCTCTGGGGCTGCACCCTTTAACGGCTCATCAGCGCCGGGAACAGCAGCTTCTGACGCACCGTCAGCCGTATCCGCATCAGGAGCCTCTGCAGGACGCGCACCCTTTGGCTTGTCCTCTGTACCAAAACCAAATTGCTCCATACGCTCTTGCTGAACCTTAGCCATCTTTTGCGACTGCGCAGTGCGCTCGTCATAGCCATAAGGCTTTTCCTTAGAAATCCCTAAGCCATACGCAACATCACCTTTCGCAATGTCAAACTGTTCGCCAATCGTTGTACGGCGCGCTTTAGGACGCACAGCTTCTGGGAATTGTTTCTGCCCAGTAAATTGCCGATCCTCAGATGTACGATCCTCTAACTCAGTTGGCCCGCCGCCAAACGCAGCCCTTAAATCATCAAAAAATCCCATAGCCTACCTCATGCTGCAAAAGGGTCATACTCCATGACCGCCTGTCTCTGCGGTGCCCTAGATCGATCCCGCGTTTCCCTAAGCCCCACAGCAAAATACCTAAAAGCATCCGCAGCGTGACTGCTCCAATCATGTACCGGCGAAGCGCGAAAACTCCGCGTCCTCTCATTATACGCCCGGTGATACTGCCGCAACGCTTCCAAACCATCCTTGCACTTCTCACGGTCAAACCACAACCGAGGTATCAACATCTGCGCAGCGTGTATCCCATCCTCAACAGGAAGCTTAGGAACAACGCGGAAATTCAAACCAAGATCCCAAGCAATCTCCCGCCTGCTCTTACCACTACCAAGCTCACGCACCTCTATGTCATGCGGCGCATTGTGATCCCCGTATAAATACTTCTTCTCCGAAAGAACCTTGCAATAATGAGGCAAACCCTCATTCCTGTTTTCATAAAAGTCTATCACATGCACAGCACGGCCAACACTCTGCGTAAACCAAACCGCCGTGCTATCACCAACACCCAAATCCCACCACGTATCAACACGCACAGAAGGATCATAAGGAACATTAGCTATACGACCAGACGCCGTTATCTCCTCTAAATCCTTACCGTAAATCGCACCCGGAACATTCGCATTCCAACTGCACTCAAATTCCTGCGCATACTGATCAGCACTCATCATATTCTGTGCAGCAGACAATTCCTCATCATCCAACAACCCAGTCTCTGAAGCCTTATATATCGCAGTCAACCAATCATCATTCGCAGCAGACTGCTCATAAAGCTCATAGAACGCGTTATGACCCTTTGGCGTACCAACAAACACACCCCAGCCCTTACGGTCACTCAGCGCTGGCCGTATGACCTCTGGGAACACATTCTCAGGCATCTGTGCAACCTCGTCCATCACACAGCCATCCAAATAAATCCCTCGCAAACTATCCGGGTTCTCAGCACCCAGCAAAGAAATCCTGCCGCCAGTAGGCAAATCACACCGCAACTCAGTCTCGTGAAACTTCACACCGGGTATCTTCCCAGCAAACTGCTTCAAATAATCCCAAGCTACATTCTTAGCCTGACGATAAGTCGGTGCCATATACGCATATCTCGGCGAGGGCTTGCTGTTCATAATCGCATCCCTAAGAATGTGATTAATCGCCCACACCGTCTTCCCAAAACGACGATGACAAACAACAACACCCCAACGCTTCGCCTGCATCTCATTGTGCAGCATCATCTGCAATGCACGCGGCTCATAAGGTATCTCAATCTTCAATGCTCTGTCTCCCCATCACGGAACACCATTACACCAGCACGCTCCAACATCCGCTCGTACAAGTCAATCAACAGCACCTGAGCATGTAC